TATTTTATATACCCTATTTAATTTATTGTTTATATCAATTGTGTATTCTATATCGTAATATTTACCATCAACTATTTTTAATGATACACCTCTACCTAGGTTTGCATTGTATCTAATTAGTTGAGAGCCTAATTTAGTTGATGCTGAAACAGCTTCTTGAGTATTTTTTCTTTTATATCCATCTCCATGGTAAAAACCTTCCAATAAATTTTCTAATTGTTCATTATTTAATTCATCTACCCAATCTGGTAATTGTTTATTTTTAACACCTTTACCAAACCAATTATTAAAATTAATAGCCAAATTTTTAGAATATATAGTACATGCTTTAACGTTATTTTTATCAATATATTCATTATGTGATTCAAGGTTGAATGACTCTTTAATTATATTTATTATATAAACTGAAGCGTCATACATTTTCTTATTATCTATTTTTTGACATATATTTACAGATGCTGATTTACCAACATTTTTATCAATTGCCCAACCTTCAGCAATAAAAAACCCAAAGGCATATAATAAATCATTAGTTAACACAACTTTTTCTGGTAATTCTTTTAATCTAGCATTTTTTTGTTTAACCCCATGATTATTAATAAAAGAAGTATCTACATAGTTAATAACATCTAAATATTCTTTTCTTTTTATTGGTTGATTGTTCGATTTTAATGTCATTCTATGTGTATTAATATCTAAAGAACCACATTCAACCCATTTAAATTCATTATCTTTATTGTCATAAACATAAACTTTATGGTCATTAGTTAAACTTAATTTATTGTTACAACCAAATGCGTCAATATCCACCCTTGTTTTTTTACGTTCTAAATGTGTATGTGTATTAACAACTTTTTTAAAATTACCATTGTGTGTGTATACTAAATCACCTATTTTTATATCTTCAATCATTTTATAACCATTGTTAGTCATTACTAATTGACCACCAAAGACACATCTATCTTCAGCTTGTTCATTATTTCCAGTTACCCAATCAAATGAGTTAAAAATAACAACAGTTGCTTCAGTCAATGTAATACCAACACCAGCACTTTTGATATTTCCAACAAAAACTTTAACTTTTGGGTTATTTTGAAAGTCATCAACTGATTTTTGTTTTGCTTTGGTTGTCATTGGTCCGTTGTGTTTAACAGATACTTTACCAAAGTGGTCAGCTAATACTTCTAGTTCTTCAGTGAACGATGTAAATACTATCACTTTTCTACCCATTTCTATTGCATTTTCAACCATTTCTATTGTTGAAGGAATAGCTTGCATAGCGATAAATTTTCTTAATAATATAAGTTCAACTAGGTCTTTTTGTGACTCAATTGATTTTTTACCTTCAGCTTTTCTTTTAGCCATATACTCGTCCCACAATAAATCATACATTTTCCAACCATTAAGGTCTAATTTATGATACATCGGTGTAACTACTTTATCTGGCATATCCAACGTATCAGTTTTCAAACGTCTAAGTATAATGTTTTTTGTTTTTGCAGCTAGTTCTTCTAGATTACTAGCACCATCAGTTAACCATATTTGTTTTCTTTGCCCATTTTTAAGCGTTCTGATAAACTGTCTACCATCACAATATCTAACAGCAAAGTGTTTCCAATTTTCTGCAATAGGAGACTTAATTATCTTTAATAAATTAAAGAAGTCCATTGGTCTATTGGCTACTGGGGTGCCAGTAAGTAACCATACTCTATTTATATTATAGTTTACCGATAAATCCACCATAATCTTACCGCGAATACTTTCATGGTTTTTTAGATAATGAGCTTCATCAATGATAGCTAAATCAAACTTTTGATTAGCTAAATCTCTAATCAACACTTTTTCTGGTTCACCTTCTTTTTTCTTCTTGCCATCAGTCAACGTATGGAAGTTTTTAAGTATATCAAAGTTTATTATTGTAAACTTAGCACTGTTGAATTTCTTACCATCAATAATTGCTGTATCATCACAAAAAACATTGATTTCACGTTCCCAATTTATTTTGGTTGATGATGGGGCTACTATAAGAATCCTTTCAGCACCACTTTCTAAAGCGGCAACAATTGATTGTATGGATTTTCCCATCCCCATCCCGTCTCCTAATATACATCCATTACGTGAAAGAAGGAATTTAACGCCTTCTTCTTGATGTTGGTAAAGCTTTTTACCTTGTTTGGATAATATGTCGTTATATCGAGTAAAATCAACATCTACGTTTATTGGTTCGAAGTATGGGTCGTCTGTTACTTGTGTTTTGGGTAACCAATACATTTTAGATGATGGTTGGTTTCTATTTAGTTTACCATACACATGAAATGTCTTTTCGGTTTCTGCTAGTATAAATTCGATAAGGATTCTTTGAGGAACGAATGATAAAGCGTCTTGTTTTTGTAGTTCTAATCCTAAGTATTCTGTAATATTTATAACACGATTAATCATTTGTGGTTCTCTATCGTGATTTTGAACTATATACTTTGATTGGTTGTCTGTAAGTAGTATTTTTTTGTTTTTTTTGTATTCGTGTTTGAGTTTGAGTATATATGGGTTGATACCTTCATAGTTTTCTAACAATGAAAGTGCACTATGGCCTCGTAAGTCATCTAGATTAATCAAAATGTTCTAATTTTTATTAAATATACGAATTATTTTAAATAAAATCAATAGTTTATTGGTTATTAATAAATTTATAAATATTTATCTATAAAAGCCATGAAAAATAATAAAATTATACCAATAACTCGTATCAACAAGTTCTTTTCTGAGGAGGATTTTAACTTAGAAATTGAAATGGGTCGCGAAGCCATTGAAGGTGATGGTAATTTTACTGTTATTCTCTATACTGTTGATAGAGAGATGAGTGAGAGTGATATGTTATACGGTGAAGCATCTAAAGATGGGATTAGATTTTTCCCACCTATTGAATTGAAGGTTGTTCCTTTGCTTGAAGAGGCTGAAAACAAAGCATATAATAACAATGGTGGTTTGAGGTATATTCAAGATGGTCATTTAACCTTTGGTATATATGATGCTCAATTAAAAGAACTTAACGCTAGTTTATCCTATGGTGATTATATTGGTTATCCAATAAATGAAACTGAGATAAGATATTTTAGTGTAGTAAATGATGGGGTTAAGAATTTTGATAATAAACACACAATAATGGGATATAAAGCTGCGTTTAGAACAGTTAAGTGTGCCCCAATAGATAGTTCAGAATTCAGAGGCTTGTAATAAAATTAAAAAAATTAAATAATATAAAACATGGGGATGCCTAAAGGTTGGAGAAGCGACATAAACATCAATAGACAAAGATTCGGACCAGAAAGAAGAGAAAATATTCTAGATGGGATTGCCGATAAGGGTACCTTTTTACCTAAAGGGGTATTGGAAGAGGATATGGACCAATCTGTTGTTGAATTTATTGGTTCTGATAAGGGTTTTGGTTTTAGTATTAATGGTGAGAAGGTTCCAGTTATATTTTTAACAATACAAAGATGGACTGAGTTTAGTAAAACATGGCAATTCTCTGATAAATATAAAAATATTGAATTACCATTTATTACAATTATAAGAAAACCAGATATTCAACAAGGACAAAACCAAGCTGGATTATGGAACATACCAGGTAATCGAACATATACATATATGAAGGTCCCAACATGGGATGGTATTAGAGAGGGTATTGATTTATATAAAGTACCTCAACCAACACCAGTTGATATGACTTATGAGATAAGGTTGTTTACCAATAGAATGAAAGATTTAAACAAATTCAATAGAATCATTCAAAGAGCCTTTCAATCAAGACAATGTTATATCAACGTTAATGGTCATCCAATGCCTTTGCATTTGGAGGCTATAGGTGATGAAAGTAATGTTGATGATTTCGAAAACAGAAGATTTTACGTTCAATTATTTGAGATAAAATTATTGGGTTATATTTTAGATGAGGAAGATTTTGAAGTAGTACCAACAATAAATAGGATGATGGTTACAACTGAGATTAGTGAGGGTAAAATTAATTTAGGGGATGTGATATTGACACCAAAAATAAACGCAAATGATGTTAATTTTACATTTGATTTTAAACCTAAGAGTGAACTGCAATTTTCGTTTACAAATCAATATAAAGTGATGTTTACGCAATTAAATAATATTAATGGAATTAGTAGAATAGTTATTTTAGTAAATAATGTAGGGGTTTTTGATGGGTTGGTTATGACAACACCTTTAACGTTTAACGCAAACGATGTTATAACAATTAAAATAACAAAAAACTTTAATGATGAAGGGGTTTTTACTTTATTAGGAAATACAATTTAATATGAGCTGTTCAAATAATTCTTCAAGTATAAATCAAATGTTCATTATTGAACCAATGCTAATAACTGGGGACACACCAGTTATTTCTGCATGTACTGCCGTTTATACTGATGCTATAATATCTTGTAGTGGTGATGCTGAAATAATATTAGGTACTGGACAGACAATTTTCAATACTAGTATAATACCTTTGCTTGATGCCGTTATCGATTTAGGAGTTCCTTTACAACGATTTAGAGATATAAACACAGTAAGTGGTACTTCCAGTGTTTGGACATCCACAATAAGTGTAACAACACCTTTATTAGATTTAGGTTACGATTCAATGAGTAATCTAAGACAAATAACAGCAGATAATTCAATAATTCAAGACGATTTTTTGCATGGTGGTCTTTATTAATAAAACTAACATATTTATATAAAAACAAATATTAAAACATGGCAACTAGACAAACTACACACATTTTAAAGAATAGTAATATCGTCAATAGACCTTTACCTTCTTCATTATTACAAGGTGAACCTATTGTAAACACAGCTGATGGTATTGTATACTTTTCTGGTGTTACATCTTCAACTAATAATTGGACACCAGCTGGTACTGGTACCACGGCTAACTTCTTTGAGGCTGGTTCTAACTTATATGATTTAAAACTTAGAAATAAAATTACTGCGTATAGTGGTATTACAAATTTAAGTGGTAAATTCTTATCTGGTACAACTTCTGGATTTGTATTGGCTGATACTTCATCGATTGCTGGTATTGATACTTATGTAACTGGTTTTACATATAGTAACAACTTATTTACAATTAAACAAAACAACGGACAATCTGATTTAACAGCATCGATTAATACGATGACTGGTCTTACAGTAAATGGTACGTTTTCTGCTACTACGTATGTAGGTAATGGTTCTGGTCTTACTGGTTTGCCATATGTAACTGGTGGTACGGTATCTTATGTTGATGCTGCTGGAACAGCTACTTTCACAAACAGTACTGGTGGTACATTTAACGTTACTGGATTTAAAGATGTATTCACAACTGGTGGTACGTATGCAGCTGGTACAACTACATTCACCAACAATGATGGTACTACTTACCAAGTAACTGGTTTAAGTTCAACAGATACATATGTAACTGGTTTAACTTATAATCCAACTAGTAATTTGATTACTTTAGCACAAAACCAAGGACAAGTAGATAAAACAATAAACATTACATCAATGTCTGGTATAACATTATCTAATTTAACAGCTGGTAGAGTTGTTTATGTTGGTACTGGTGGTTTATTAACTGATGAAGCTGGATTTACTTATGATGCTGGAACAAATACATTTAGTGTTCCATCTGATGGTACTGTAAATGTTGGTACTGGTGGTTTAAACGTTGCTGGTGATGCAGTTATTCAAGGTTCTTTAACTGTATTTGGTCCGTCAATCTCTGCATTTACTAACCAATTATATGTAGAAGACCCTAACATATCACTTAACTATAACCCAACTGGAAATACAACGGTAACATCTATTGGTGCTGGTTGGACTGTTCAAGATGGTAATGGCGTAAATGGTGGTAATGTTGACTTCAATATCAATAGATTAGACACATTAACTGGTTTAACTTCTACACAAGTACCTAGTGTGACTGAATACACAACATCAACTGGGTATGCTAATAGAGGTTGGGTTACACAATTAAACGATATCGTAATTAGAAGTACAAATGTTAATACACCAAATGGTGTTAGAGTTATTACGGAATTTGACGTACTCGATGGAGGTTTTTACTAGTAACTAGTTAATAATCAATTAGTTAACTTTTTACATATTTACTTTAAAAATATAATAATTATAATATGCACAATCTTTGGGTTGTGCATATTTATTTTATAGAGGTTACATAACCCAAAACATAACTCTATATAGAGATTTTTAAGACATACCATTATATATGGCAAATAGAAAGAATACGTTTTTGATTAAACGTTCAAATGTTGCTGGCAAAGTTCCAACAGCTGGTGATTTACAATTAGGTGAATTAGCAATAAATACTAGTGACGTAATCCTTTACGCATCTGGAACCACAGCTAACTCAATACTTCCAATTGGTTGGGATAGAGTGGCTAGAACTGGTGATACCATGACTGGTAATTTTAATTTTTTTGGTGACGTAGCTATAAGTGGTTCTTCTTTACCAAATGGATATGCTTTATCTGTAACTGGTGATACTAATTTTTCTGGTGATATGTATGTTGGCGGTAATTTATACTATGATGGTAACACTATAATACAAAGTGGGTTAACCGCTAGTACAATATATACTGACTACATTGATTTTAATACTGCGTATACTGGTCAAACATTACCAGCTGGTAGATTACAGTGGGATGATGGGAATGGTACTTTGGTTTTAGGGTTAAAGGGTGGTATTTCAAACATGGAAATTGGTCTGGAAAATATGGTATTATGTTTTAATGATGAGGCCACTACACTTACGGCTGGTACTGTTGTATATGTTTCTGGTTCACAAGGTAATCGACCGTCAATAAAAAGAGCGATAGCTACATCTGATGGTTATTCTGTGACTACATTAGGTATTGTTTCAGAGTCAATATTACCTGGTGCTGAAGGATTTGTTACCACGTTTGGTATGGTTAATAATCTAAATACTATTGGTTATAGTGGTGGTACACCTATTTGGTTGTCACCAACTGTTTATGGTACTTTCACGTCAGTAAAACCAAAAGCACCACAGCATACCGTTCTTTTGGGTTATGTAGTTAGGGTTAGCTCAACTGTTGGTTCTATATTTGTTCATATATCAAATGGTTGGGAAATAGATGAATTACATGATGTAAGACTTAATGGTAGGGTTCAAGGTGATTTATTAACTTATAGTGGTTATAATGGGTCAAATGTATGGGTTAATTCAAAAACACTTAATGGTAGCTATACAATAACTGGTGACACAACAGTTGGTGGAACTGTTTCAGCTACCACATTATTAACAAACGGTTTTATAGCAAATAATAATGGTATAACAGCTACTACTTATTCTAACTTACCAATTGATATTCGAGTAACTGGTGGTACTTATTCGTCAGGCACAGCTACATTTACTAACAATACTGGTGGTACATTTACTGTAACTGGTTTCAGTACTGGCGGTGGAAGTGAATTTACTGGTGGTACAGTTACTGGTCCTACTGTTTTTACTGGTGGGTTGACAGCTAATACTATATCTGCAACAACATATTATAATTTACCAACTGATATATATGTTACTGGTGCTACTTATTCAAACAATACATTTACATACACAAACAATACTGGTGGTACATTTAATTCATTGTTTAATACCATGACTGGTTTAACAATAACTGGTAATTTAACAGTAACTGATGGAACACAATCATGGTTTAGTGGTAACTCAGCTTCTGACCTCGTTAGAATAACTCAAACTGGTTCTGGAAATGCGTTGGTTGTGGAAGATTCGACTAATCCAGACACATCTCAATTCGTTGTTGATAATACTGGTAATGTTGGTATCGGTACAAATACACCGATTGCTAAATTACAAATATCAAACACAGCAACTACTGTTAATCCAGCTTTATATACTAGTGATTTTGTTATTTTAACTGCTGAAGGAACAGCACCAGGTTTTAATATTATATCAGCCGCAGATGCTTCTGGTAATAGAGGTGTCTTTAAAGCTACTAGGTCAAGAGGTACATTAAGTTCACCAACACTACCACAATCTGGTGATGGGACACTTTCATTATTGGGGGCCATTTATGATGGTGTAACTAACTTATCTACCGCTTCTATTCAAATGGAAGTAGATGGTGCTGTTACCGCAAACACTGCACCTCAAAGAATTGTATTTGCTACAACTACTGGAAGTTCTAGAACAGAAAGAATGCGTATAACTTCTGATGGTAAAGTTGGTATTGGAACTACAACACCAGGTTCACAATTCGCTGTAAGGGCTACAGCTGTACCATCTGCTGGAGAAAGTATTGCTTCATTTACCGTTAGTGACGCATCTGCCTCATTTTCAATTCAAAATGCTGCTAACACTGACAGTCTATTTATACCGTCATTAGTAGGAAACCAAACTACAGGTGTTAATCAAACAGCATTAAACTTAACTGGTTATATTAATTCAGCAGATGATACTGGAACAGTTCCTATCATGACATTTAGGTCTGCATTAACTTCACTTGCACCAGCTACTACAAGACCTTTATATGATTTTAGAAACTGGGCAACAAGTGTAATGACTATTGCTGCTAATGGTAATGTTGGTATTGGAACAACTAGCCCTAGTTCTAATTTACATGTTAATGGTTCTACATTGATTAGTGGTAGTTTAACTGCTAGTACGGTGTCTGCAACTACTTATTATAATTTACCTACTGATATATTTGTTACTGGTGCTACATATAATAATGCCAATACATTTACATATACAAACAATACTGGTGGTACATTCAATGTATTATTCAATACATTGACTGGTTTAACAGTTAATGGTAACACTACAGTATCTAATGGTCTTGTAAGAATTCAAGGTAATTCATCTAATGAATTGGTTAGACTAACTCAACTTGGTAGTGGTAACGCTTTAATTGTTGAAGATTCGACTAATCCAGATGTTTCACCATTTGTTATTAACGCAAGTGGAGATACGGCTATTGGTTTATTAGCACCACTAAATGGTGATAAATTAACAGTTTCTGGAAATACGACAGTATATGGTACTCTTATTGGTACTACTATCTCAGCAACAACAATAAACGCTACTAATTTATATGTAACTGGTGGTACTCAATCTGTATTCTCTGGTTCTAGTTCATCTGAAATGGTGAGGATTATTCAAGCTGGTTCTGGTGATGCATTCGTTGTTGAAGACCAAGATAACGGTGATGCTTCACATTTTGTTATAAACGCAAGTGGTAACACAGCTATTGGTTTAACAGCACCTATAGGTAATGATAAATTAACAGTATCTGGAAATACAACAATATACGGTACTTTGAGTGCTACGACATATGCTGGTTTACCAAATTCTGGCGTGTTAGTTGTCCCAATAGCAACGTCTAGTGTTGCAATAGGTACTGCTTCAAATGATTACTATCTAAATTTTAAAATACCTTATAATTTAACTATAAGTAAAGTTGATTTTTCAGTTTCAACCGCTGGTTCTGATAGTGTTAGGATAGGTATTTATAGGGGTCAAGATTTAACAGCTGTTTTGGTTGGTCAGAGTGCTGGTGGTACAGTTTCAACATTAAATTCTGTTTCAATAGTTGCTGAATCTGGTCAAAATTTAACCTTTAGTGGTGGTAGTTGGATTGTTATTGGTGTGGCTGTTGGTGGGACAACGACTAACTTATATGGTTCTGCTTGTCCAGCTAATAATTTAATAGCTTGGACGAATACAGCGGATAGTTCTGGTGGTTTTCCAGCCAATCCTAGGAGTAAAGCTGGTACTAGAACTAGTTTTCCTTCAATTGAAATAACAGTTGCTTAAAATTAATAATATGGATAATATAAAGATAGAATTTTTAGGTTATGGTGTTGAAATGAGTATTGGTGAATTAAGTGATATTCAATCTAATTATATCTTGACACATCAAATTGAATGTAATACTAACGTACCTATTTTAGACCAAAATAATCAACTAACCTACGAGAATTGGAGTAGTGTTAATAGTCATGGTTCATTTTACGGTGCTTCATATAGTAGTTGTCAAATTAATATATTGGTTAATGATGAGCCGTATACTTTATCAAATAGGTTAGAAATAAACGATTATGTTGTAAGGGAAAATAATAGTAATTATTTAATTTCAATGCAACATTTGAATGGTACTATTTTTAATTATGAATTTGAAACACAAAATTTTGATGAAAGTAAATTAGAATTTTTAATTAAAGATATTAATAGTATGTTTTGGGGGGAATTAATATATGGTGTTAAATATAATAATCAATTATTAACTAGCACTAACAACTTAACTTCTAACTATCATTTTGAAAGTTTGTTATTAAAAAATGACACAGTATTTCCGATACAACAATTATAATTAATACTCATCATAGATGTCTTGCTCATTTTGATTTTTGACTTTTAATATACAATTACGCTTAATTAATAGTTCGGTATAGGCAAACATTTTAAGTCCGTTTTCTTCACAATACTTTTTAAGAAGTTCATGTGTGTTTGTGGTTATTTTTAAGTTTTTATCTCTTTTCATTGTGTTTTTAATAGTATATATGACAAAAGTATGAAAAAAATCATAATAAAACAAATTATTAATTTTTTTTTTCAATTCTTTTGAAAAAAACTTAATATTTATAATAAAGAACTGAATAAAGTAAATAATAACAAAAACAAAAAAAGAAACTATGCCAAATCAAGTATTTGTTTCCCCAGGCGTATACACGTCTGAAAGAGACTTAACATTTATAACACGTAACGTTGGTGTTACAACTTTAGGTATGGTTGGTGAGACTAAAATCGGTCCAGCATTCCAACCTATTTTTATCACCAATTATGATGAATTCAATTCATTCTTTGGTGGTTTAGATGCTACCATAATTAAAGACAACGGTGCACCAAAATATGAATTACCTTATATTGCAAAATCATACTTATCACAATCAAACCAATTATTCGTAACAAGAGTATTAGGGTTATCTGGTTATTATGCTGGTTTATCTTGGGGTATTGCATTGGATGCTGCGTTTGATGAATCAACAAAAGTTGAAACAGCAACAAACGTATCATATGCACCATTAATTAGCTATACAGCAACATCTGCTGGTACAGTTGTTACACTTGTATCTACTGAACCTACGATTCAAACTCTTATTGATAATGGACAATTAAGTACGGAATTAGCATTTTTAGGTAATGCAGCTATTAATGATAATGCTAGCATCGCACAAGAATTTTATAAAAGTGGTTCATCATTCTATGGTGCTAGTTTTAGTTTAACAGTTAATGCTACTAACTTTTCAATAAATGGTACTTCACCTATTACTGGTACTACAGCTGGTCTTGTTACTAATTATAGTGGTTCTTCTTATGCTGACGTTGAAAACCAAATAGTTGCTCTATTACGTTCTAGAGGTTCAGTTGATACTAGTAGTCAATTACCATTATTCGAAATCACTGGTTCAACTAACATTGGATTTGATTCAACAGTGACTAGTTCTGTTAATGACCCACTTGGTGTGTTTTCAATTAGTGGTACATCAACTAGACAAGGTGCTTTTGATTATACGTTGTCATTTGATTCAACTAAAACTAGTAAAATTAATAAAGTATTAGGAAGAAATAATGATGATGGTAACACAGCATTATTTGTTGAGGAATATTTCGAAAATTTATTTAACACAAATAATAAATTAAAAAAGATTAGAGGTATTAAACAAGCGTTGGTACCATATGTTAATGAATTTAGTGATTATCTACAAGAATACCAACCAGCTATCACTCCATGGGTGGTTTCTGAGTTACGTGGTAATAAAGTATTGAAATTATTTAGATTTACAACAATTACTGATGGTAATGCAGCTAATGAACAATTTAAAATTTCTATCGTTAACATCAGACCAGACACAAAACAATTTGATGTTCGTATTAGAACTTTTGATGATTCAGATGCATCACCTAAGCTGTTAGAATCTTTCTCTAACTGTGTTATGGACCCAACATCTAATAATTATATTGGTAGAATGATTGGTACATTGGATGGTGTTTATAAATCTAAATCTGCATACGTTTTATTAGAAATTGATGATACAACTAATAATAGTGATGCATTTCCAGCTGGTTTCATTGGTTATCCAATTCGTGATTATCAATCTAATTCAAATAATACTATTGTAAATCCAGATATATTATATAAAACCGCTTATACAGCATCCGAAGTTAAAAATAAAGTGTATTTAGGTATTTCAAATACTGTAGGTATTGATGCGGATTTCTTTGATTATAAAGGTATACCTCAAACCATAACCCCTAATGTGTGGACTGGTATGACTAATGGTTTCCATATGGATATTGCTGCTTCTGCTGTAACTATTGATAATTTTAAAGTTTTAGTTTCTGGTACTTCTACTAATGGTCTATATTATTCACCAATCTTTAAATTTGACACTGGTGCTGGAGAATTTAGAACTGAAGCTGCTTTGCTTCCTGGTACACCTTATGAAAAATTAAACAGTCGTAAATTTACTTTTGTACCTTACGGTGGTTTTGATGGATGGGATGATTATAGAACAAGAAGAACAAACACTGATAAATACACAATAAATGGTACTTATGGTGCTTCTGGTTTACTTAGTGGAACATTTAAAAATAGAACTCTAACAAGTGGTGATTTAGGTATAAATTCTGATTACTATGCTTACTTAGAAGGTATTTGGACTTTCAAAAATCCAGAAGCTGTTAATATCAATATTTTTGCAACACCAGGTATTGATAACTGGGATAATACTAACTTAGTTGAAGCTGCAATTGAAATGACTGAAATCGATAGAGCCGATTCATTATACATCATGACAACACCAGATACAGCTGCTGATGGTCAAATATTAGATGTAAATGAGGTTGTTGATAGATTAGATGGTAACTATGATAGTAACTACTCTTGTACTTATTGGCCATGGATTCAAATTGATGATAAAGAAAATAATGTACTTATCTATATTCCACCAACACGTGATGTAGTTAGAAATATTGCTTTGACAGATAATATCTCTTACCCATGGTTCGCAGTTGCTGGGGTTAATAGAGGTGATGTTGACGCTATTCAAGCAAGAGCTAAACTAACACTTGCTGGTAGAGATATCCTTTATGATAATAGAATTAACCCAATCGCTACTTTCGCATCTGATGGTATCAAAATATGGGGTAATAAAACACTTCAAGTTAAAGAAACAGCTCTTAATAGAATCAACGTTAGACGTTTATTATTACAAGCTAGAAAACTTGTTTCTGCTGTTGGTATTAGATTGTTATTCGAACAAAACGATACTATCGTAAGAAACCAATTCTTAAGCCAAGTTAACCCAATATTAGATAACATTAGAGCTCAAAGAGGTTTAACTGACTTTAGAGTCGTTCTTTCAAATGACCCAGAAGATTTCGATAAAAACCAATTAACTGGTCAAATCTTCTTGAAACCAACTCGAGCTTTAGAGTTTATTCAGGTGGAATTTGTAATAATGAACACTGGGGCTTCATTTAATAATATCTAAAATAACCCAAATAAAAATAAAAACCCCTAACTTAATAAGTTGGGGTTTTTTTATATACCATAGTTCCGCAATCGTATATTCTATATATTTTCCTTTCTAGCATTATTTGATGCTCTGTAAGGTCTTTATTGTATCCTTG